ACTACAGTCATGGCGGTATCGGATAACTTTAGTGAGCATCCTGTAGTCTTCGCATGGAGTGAAGAATCTATCCGTGATACTATTACTAAGACTGAATGGATTGACAGGTACGAAGGGTATGAACTTAGGACATATCCTAATGTACACAAGATGCACGAAGGCTTCCTTGACTATCTCGATGAATGTAATCCCGATATGTTAGTTGCACATGCTATTGCTTGGGCTGACTTACCTCATCTATTCAATCAGTTAGGAGAACTAAGAGAAAGACTTTCTCCTGTAAACAGGGTTATTGCACCTAACAAAAAGACAGGCGCATACAGAACTACGGCACAACCTATCAAGGGTAGACTGATATTTGATACTGCGGCGCAGTGGACAGACGGTAGTGGCTTTGAGGGTATATGGCAGAAGTCCGGTAGAGGACAGGCTCAATCTCGTAAGTTAGATTGGTTTGCTACTGAACTTGGCTTTGGTGGTAAACTCACAAATGACATTGAAGGTATGACTGTTTTCAATGGTTGGAAAGAATACTATGATGAGTTTGTAGATTACTGTTTAGTAGATACTACACTACTCCGTGACTGTGATGAGAAACTTAATTGCATTTCATATCACATAGCCATGCAACAATTAGCCGGAGTATCATTCGGTAGTACACATAAAGTCACACGATACTTTAGAGGGCTTATGGGAAGGCGTACAGATTTGAAAGCACCTTCCTCCTACATGGAACAAAGACCCGAACTACAGGCCGCATGGGTTATGCCTCCTGTAGCGGGTAGGCACGAAGGAGTGGCATTGGTAGACTTTGCTTCTCTATATCCTAATATCATACTCTCCGCTAATTTATGTTATACGACATTGGTAGATTCGCCGGGCGAGAATATTTTAACAATTAAAGTACCGCCTAAATACGACAGTAAGACGGGTACTGCGATTCCGGGTACAGGTGGTACATTCCATTGGCGACAAGACAGGATGGGCTTGTTGCCTTCTGTAGTCAAAGATATGCTAGACTTGAGGAAGAAGTACAAGTCGCTCATGTACGAGGCTGATGACGCTGATACTAAACTTGGGTATAACATGCTACAGATGGCGGTTAAGGTTGCGGTCAATGCAATTTACGGCATGACGGGAAGTAAGGCAGTAGCAGGTCAATGGGGTAGTTATCCTATCGCTCAATGTATTACTCACTTAGGTAGAGAGTCTATTACCATGCTTACGGAGAAGAGTGCTGAAAAGGGATTTATACCATTAGCAGGTCATACTGATTCAGCATACATCAAAGTTCCATTCGATAAAGCAGAAGAGATTGCTAAGTATCTAACTGACATAGCGCAAACCGAAATGAATTTGAAACATCTTGATGTAGAACTTGAGGCTTACTTCGACTATTGGCTTACTGCTTCCGTAAAGAATAGAAACTTCGGAGTTAAAGTATGGCCGGAAGAAGAAGCAGGTCAATTAAAAGTGACGGGTTTCTCAATCAAAGCATCGAGTTCTTCACCTATATGTAGAAAAGTTCTTGGGTTAGCATTCAATGTTATCGCTACAGGTAAAGGTGAAAATGATGTATGGGAAATTGTAAGACCGATAGTAAAATCAGTTTACAATGGTGATGTATCTATCGAAGATGTAAGCGCATATGGGCGTTTGTCTAAGCACTTACATGAATACAAACCAAGTCATACTCCTATGACCGCTAAGGCGGCCATGTATTCTAATGCACACCTTGATACCAATTATGGTAAGGGTGAGGGTATCAAGTGGGTACACATAGATGGTGTACCGGAAGGACAACCACCATGTAATGTAATAGCCTATGATGATGAATCTCAACTTGAAGGTTATGAAATAGATTGGAGTACCATCGTAGACAAGTCAATTACTAAGAAACTGAAACTTGTCTATGAAACATTAGATTGGGATTTAAATAGATTAACGGATAGGCGTATTCCTAAAACATATTGGTGATTAAAATGAAGAGAGTTATATGTAAAAAGCCGTTAGTACACAGGCCGGAGTTTGAAGGTAAGTTTCACTGTAAAAGATGTGCAGAAGAAGCAAGAATTGAGGCTGAATCATTCTTAGATTTTATAGATAAAAGAGTTCCTTTTAGATGGATTCAAGAATCAAGAACGGGGCGTTCAAGTAGATATTGGGATGCTGAAAAGCAAAGGTATGTGAATTACGAGGATGATGAAGAATGAGTAAACATGAAGATGAAGTTTGTAAGAAGATTCAAGCGAGAGCGAAAGTAGGTAAAGCCAAGTATGGTGTGACTATGGAAAGAACCGATTTAGATATAGTGGGTTGGCTTACACATTTACAGGAAGAACTAATGGATGCGGCGGTATATGTTGAAAGACTAATTGAGGACTATAAGAAAGTCACATCAAGTAATGAGATTCTAAATTTATTAAAGGAGTTGAATGAATGAGCGTCACTAAGAAATGCGTTATATGTAATGTGGAATTTGCATGTAAAAGTCTAAACGGTGTTGAAAAATACTGTCCTTCATGCTTCGGGCATAAGACTGATACTAAGGCTATGTTAGATATGAAGAAAAGATTTGAAGCACAGGTAATGGCATTAGAAGATAGGATGGAGAAATTAGAAAAGGTAAATTCTATTATGGAAGATTTAATTGAAACTACTATCAATACTAAATTACTTTCAGTCTTAAATAAATATAAGCATGATAATAAAAATATTGACAACTTAGAAAATAAAATATTATCATTGAATAATAAACTTGTAAAGATAATCAAACAGAATAATTTGGAGTTGAAGATTTGATAATTAGAATCTTGATTGATATAATAAGAGGAATGTTAGAATGAGATTCAACCCCAATGGTGATGATAGTCGCCCTAAGATAGAAGATTACCTAAAAGAAACAGGTAATGAACTTGAGGCTGAATCCTACAAGCGTAGCACATACGCATGGAATCCTAATCTACAGGATGGGAGTATTATAAGAATCACAAAGTCAAGCATAGGAACTTTTGCTTGGTGTCCACAACAATATTACATAGAGAAGTTCAAAGGTATGCGTGGAGAACAAGTAGACCATCACATTAGAGGACTCAATGTTCACGATATGATGGAATGGTTTTGGGCTAATTTCACCGACGAACAAGAAAAATCAGTGTTAAAGTTAATTAATGAAGGTGATACTACAGAAGCAAGAAAACTATTCTTTAGTGTCATACCTGCGCCACCTTCACCTTATGAGTTCGGTGAAGATGAACAAATAGAACAATGGATGAATTGGCAGTTTACAAGATTGATTTCTACAGAAGGTGAACAATGGCGACCTGTAGGTGTAGAGGCTAACATACAAGCAACAAGGTTTGTTGAGGTTGATGGTGAGCAGATACCTATACATATGAACGGATTTATTGATACACTCTTTGCTGACGATGATGGTTTTGCTCTCATGGAATTGAAGACGGGTAAATACAATAAGAATAAACCAAGTTCAATGAGGAAGGAAATGGCGTTTTACAAAATGATGTTAGAGCATAGCCCACATCAAGAATTTTTACCTATAACCCATTGGGGGTGGGAGTTTCCGGGTGGAGGCATAAACGGTGGTGATGGTCCAACAATACATTATGAAGACGCAAAGGGCGGGGGTAAGTATGCTATGAGAAGTGTAGAGAATAGTTTAGTTAAACTTATCAAAGCACACATGGATATGGACTTCCCACCTATGCCCTTTCTTGGTAGATTCAAAGAGGGATTACCAATGGAAGAACAGAACCTAAAGTGCCGATGGTGTAGTTTTGAAGACCATTGTGAGTTTTGGACAATAACAGATGAATATTTAGATAGAATGGAGGAAGAATAAATGCAAGAAGTAGCAACATTAATGGAAAGGGTATTGAATGATTTTGTGGATAGAGATAATTTACTCGTTAGAGTACATGTTTCTAAAAGCATTAGAAGTAGAAAGTGGAATATGAAAGTAATGCGACAAACCACATTAGATGAATACGGTTTTGACTTAGGTACAAAACATATAATTCATCCTAATGAGTTTGTATACAGTATACACCCTGTTTTACTTAAAACAGAAAATATAATTAATACATATAATGAGATAAAAAAACATCTTGATAATAAATTGTTTTCGCTACGGTGATTACTATGCCCTTTGTACCTATTGACTTCCCTCGTGAAGTATTAGAACTACCGAGTTCGGGAGTAGGTGGGTGGAGAAGGCTTGTTAAGAATAGTAAGGAATTAGAATCTTATTGGAAGGGTAAGAGTGGGAGTGGTAATGTATATTTTACCGCTTATGGTTATACTGAAACTAAAGCACCTAAGCACCATAGAGTGGAATATAACACTCCGCTTATCCATCACTTTGTAATGGATTTTGATTGTAAAGATTTCAAGAATGGGGGAGAAGATGTGGAGTTTGAAAAACCTCATACAGAAGTAAAACGACTCCATAGAATGTTAATGAATGATAATACATCTCATTTCATATGGTTTAGTGGTGGTGGTTTCCATGTATGGATTCCACTTAAAGAAACCTTAAGCCCTAAGAGTGGAAATGAATTATCAAGGATAAAACATTCGGGTAGGGTATTGATTAACTCTTGGGAGAAGAAGATAGGTACACTAAGATGTAATGACCCTACAGTAGCATTCGATACAAGCGGTATGATACGCATACCTAACTCGTATAATGCGAGAAGAGAATGTTGGAGTATACCACTTTCAAGTGAGGATATTTTAAATGGTGATTTTGATTACTATATGGATAAAGCACAAGAAAGCCATTCGGGGTATATTGAACTCGGAGAGAATAAATTAGAACTGAAAATAATTAAGAGCCGTATTATGAATATGGCTGATGTAAAACCTATTGAGATACCTACAGTATTTTTAGATGATGTGATTATATTACCCTGCTTATCACAGGCAGCGTTGGGAGGGGGAAACCCTACACATAGAGCGAGATTCCATCTCGCCTCGTACTTAGCAGATAGGTTTCGTATGTTTTTCCCTGCTTGGCAAATATCCAATGAAGATAAAAAGAAACATTCAAAGATTATATCTAAATTTTGTGCAGGGCAAAATTGGGTAGATTATAATAAAGAGGTGACTGAACAACAGGTTGCGAGCATAGTCATGGCGGGTTATCCACACGCTACATGTACTACCCTATATGATGAAGGATTTTGTATAGGTAAGTGTCAATTTTATGACGGAAGTGGAGATTGGGGAAAATAATATGAGTAATATATTTGATAAATATTTTGAAGAAAAGAAACACACAATAAACGCAAGAAAATGTATACATTGTGGTAAGGGGATGCGACCTCCTATAAACGGGAGAGAAAGTAAAACTGATTTATGTCATGCTTGTGTGAATGATAGAGATAATTTACCGGAAAAGTTTTTTTGTAAAGGTATAAACAGTAAAGGTAAAAGATGTAGAGTGATTGTTATAGATGGTTATTGTTCTCATCATAAAATTCAAGGTGAAAGTAATGGCGAAAATTGATTTAATAATAGACAGTAATGAAAGAGGCGTACTTTGTGAAGCCATTAATAGGCGAGCCAAGAGTGCAGGGCTAACAGTAGTTAGACAGGCTTTGGTAGTAGGTGACTACAAATTAGGTGGTGCGCTTGTAGAGGCTAAGAGTGTCACTGATTTTTTCCAATCAATGTTTAGTGGACACCTACAAAAACAATTAGATAATATGGATGCTAATGTAGAAAGATTCTTCCTTGTAGTACATGGTACACTTTCAAAACATGCGACTTTTATGAGAAACCAATTTAACTCTAACATTCCTATATCACAATTACAAGAAACATTCACAGGGTACATGGCGAGAATCATGGCTGATTTTGATTGCCAAGTATTCTTTACAACAAACACAAGTGAGGCCGCACAGTTCATTGTAAAGTTGCACGATAAACTACACAAACCCGCAAGTAGGCATGGGGCGCAAACTATACGCAGGGTTGGAAGTAATGATTTACGCTTAGATATGATAATGACAATACCGGGTATAGGACTTGAAATAGCAGAAAGAATACTTGAGAAGTGCGGTAGCATAGAAGAGATGTGCTTTCCCGAATCACTAAAGAAAATTAAAGGACTTGGCGAAGTGCGAAGAAAATTAATAATTAAAGTATTAACGAGTGAAGAGGAAGTTCGACAGGAAAGAAGGGTTAGAAAATAATATTTAATATATAAACTGTTAAAGAAAGGGAAGATGATAATATGAATTACAAGAATTATGAGGCGTTAAAAAGATTTGATACATTAGAGGCATACTTACACCATTTTTCTCAAACTTCAATGAAGAATGAGATACCGGGTTTACTTTCTTTCTTTTACATACAAGGACAAGCATTACTCCCATATGTAAGAATACCTACGGGGGATTCACACCTTGACCCAAGAGTGCATGTATTTTGGATTCAACCGTCAAGAACAGGTAAATCTGTTGCATGGAACTTCATTGGAGATGTAATGAAGAATGCAGAACTTGATTATGAATTTTATTCTACAGGTACAGATGCAGGTTTGATAGGTTCTAATAAACCCGTATATGATGAAAAAACTAAACAACAAGTCGGTACTGAAAAGGTCAAAGGTTTATTAGAAGGGCGAAAAGGATTGAATGTGGATGAAGGGTCAATCATTCTTAATCCGGGTAAACACTCTCAAGAAACAGTACTTTATCTTCAAACCGCATGCAATTCAGTAGGTAGTGGTGGAAATGTATTAACTAAACCTATGAAGGGAGATATAGTTAAATGTGAATCTTTGGTTTCACTTTGGATTACTACATACCCACCAAAGGGTGTTAAAGAATATGTACTCACTAAAGGTATTTTTCAGCGTGTATTACTTTATTGGTCACATTGGGATATGGATATGAGGCAAGATGTAAGTAATACAAGACTTGGAACTTTTTGGAAGAAACCTATTGAAACTGATTTGACTAAGGATGATATATACGATTATTTTAAAAGTACAGAAAAGAGAGTAAGAGATAGACTACTTAACTTTGCAGAAATATCATTTACAGTATGGACAGAAATGAGTCGTGATGAACAAGAAGAGATAGCACAGGCGCATATGTGGGAAATGTTTAGTGCTGATGATGACTATGAAACTGCTCTCTATCAAGCATCCGATGAGATATTTGATTTGCTAAGAAACATGTCAGCCGGTATGTCCGAGATTGTAGCATCCTTTACTCCGGCGGTAGAAAATTATCTCGGTATTATCTCCCTCCATATGGCGGTATTAGATAACAAATGGAAGATAACTGCTAAACATGTAGATATGGCTTTTGATATACTTCTTGACTTATTCAAGAATCTTATATCTTGGTTGGAAGATTCAGTTGAGATTGGTGGTAATAAAGGTAAAGAAAGTAAAATCCATGAAGATATGCTCAAGGTATACAATGAATGCACAGGCTATGAAATTGACGGTCAAGGTGATGGTTGGAGAAGGCAAGCATCCATGTGGCGAATGTATATGGATAATGTGGGTGTCTCTAAAAGTACAGTAGAAAGGCACTTTAAAGACCATTCAAGTAAACTATTCAATCGGAAAATGAGTGGTGGAAGAGTTTATCTCCGTAGAAAGGGTGCGAAGAAACATGAGTGATATATTAGCATTAGATATTGAAACAAGTAATTATTCTTGGGAGATAGGTGGTTGGGATAAAACCGCTTCATTTGACCCTTCGGTAGTTGCTACTTGGGATGGCGATAATGGTACTATATATTGTAATAAAAGTTTAGATATAGATGCCACAGTAAAGGCATTACACCCCCGTACACTCGGAGAAGACTTAGCAGACCATGTAGAGAAGGGTGGTAAAATCATAGGTCATAACATAAAAGGATTTGATTTACCCGTACTTCGTGATTCTCTTGATTGTTATACTGCGGGTGACTTATTAGGTAAGGCTGAAAGTATTATTGATACTAAGCATCTTGTTCAAAAGGCCGCATCAAGTGTCGGTAAGATAGATACATCATTAGGAATACTTACAAAGACCACTTTAGAGGACAATAAGTTAATGAACAGTGAGGATGCCCCTATAGCATGGAGGGCAGGGCAGTACGACGATGTAGCGAAGTATTGTCTAAGTGATGCACAACTTACATTTGATTTGTATAATTTTGGTAAAAGTGAGGGTTATATCAAATCGAGGAATTTAGAAACAGGAGAAATAAATACAATAGAGGTTGATTGGTGATGACAGAAATAGAGAGTAAGAAAAGTAAAGCACAGATACATAACATAAGGGCGGCTAAAACAGTATCGGAAACGGTAAAATCTACGCTTGGTCCTATGGGTATGGATAAACTAATGTTAGATGGACACGGAAATGTAATAGTCACCAATGACGGTGCTACTATATTGCGTGAACTTGATGTATCGCATCCCGGTGGTAAGATGATTGTTGAGGTCGCTAAGACCCAAGAAAGCCTATGCTATGACGGTACTACAAGTACTGTTATTCTTGCAGGGCAATTGTTGGCTAATAGCGAAGCATTGTTTGAGCGTGGTTTACACCCGAATGTAATATGTCGTGGTTATCATGAGGCTACTCAAATGGCTATAAATTACCTTAACGATGAAATTTCTTTATCTAATAAGAAAAGAAATACATTGGTATCAGTTGCTAAAACGGCTATTACAGGTAAGACATTAGAGAATGCTATTGATACCGTAGCAGAACTATGCGTATCAGCAGTAGAGAAAGCGGGTGATGCAGAAAGCGTAAAAGTAGTATCATTCCCCGGTGGCTCACTTGAAGACTCATACCTTTACAATGGAAGTATTGTAAACAAGGATTATGTATTGGATGGTGAAGATACCTACAGTAATCTACTACTCATTAACACAGGTCTTGAGAATGAAAAGAATGAAGATAATATTCAAGTTCAACTTGATGCAAAGTCATTTCAGTCTTACAAAGCGTCGGGTAAAACAACATTAATTTCACTCGCAAAGAACATTGTTGAAGCATTACCTAAAGGTGGTGTAGTGTTTGTTCGTGACGCAGTAAACGACCATGTATGTGCGTATCTAAAGAAGAATGGTATTATGGTAGTACGCCGTGTACCCGAATCATCTCTTAGAGCATTAGCGAGAATTACAGGTGCGAGTATATATCAAACACCGGATGAAATAGATGAATCTTCCATAGCATCAATTAAGCGTGAAAAGCATAATGATGTATGGTATCTGTTTGTTGAAAGTGATAATGTACATAATGAAGCAACACTAATTCTTCGTGGTGCAACAAGTCATACACTTGAAGAAGTAGAGAGAGGATTCGATGATGCACTCGGTGTAGTATCTTTAGTGTTAAAGAACAAGAACTTCGTTATCGGTGGTGGAATAGCATATGCTCGTATGGCATCTCATTTGAGGCAACACGCCGCACAGATAGGTGGTAGAGCGCAGATGGCTATAGAAGCCTTTGCAGACGCATTAGAAGTCATACCTGCCACTATATCCGAGAATGCCGGACATGACCCATTAGATACCATACTCGCTATGAGACATGAGATACTTAGAGGTAATGTCAATTTTGGACCGAATGTAGAAGATGGCGGAGTAAAGGACTTAGCATCTATGGGTGTCTTTGAGCCTACTGAACTTGTCCGTCAAGCAGTATTGAGTGCAAGTGAAGTCACTAACTCTATTCTAAGGATAGACGACATAGTAGCAAGAAGACCGTTGGAGTAAGCATGGGTCGCTTGATTGATAGGCTTAAAGTGAAGTGTAGGGCTTGTAGCCATAAACACATAGCAAGAAGAATCACTGCTCGTTATCTTGATGGTGAGCGTGAGCGTTTCACTTTACTTCAATGTAAAGAATGCGGTCACTTTTGGCAAGACTCGGCTATGAAATAAAATAACAGTGAAAGTATTATGAGAATAATTTTTACTACTATTTTTTGATTAGCCCTATTCACAGTAAACGAACAAAGGTTGGGTCGGTGGCATGGCTCACCGTACATACAAATCTCGCATACCCACCGTCAGCGTCAGCAGTATCACCTATCGCTGATGTAGTAGAGTTAGTTAGAGCGAATGTACCTGTATTAGAACCATGAGTATTCTTTATCTCGATTATATACCCCGCAGGGAATGAACCGCTTGTAGTGATAGTAAATGTACCTCCGGGTGTAAGCACAAGTACATTAGCATCTGTAGATGTAAGGTCTATCGAAGTAGCAGTACTTGTAAGTACTCTATCGAATACTGAACGGCTATATCTCGCCGCATGAGTACCGCTAAAGTATAGTACATCTTTTGTACTATCTCCCGCTACAGTACTACCTATTTGACTACCACGACCCATCCACATACCACCTAGTCTCGATGCGGTAAAATTACCTCCGGCATTACCCGAATGGAAAGCATCTAAGTCAGCATGGGAAGCCACGGCATCTGTAGCACCTACCGCACCATCTACTACAGGAGTGAAGTAAATAGGTGTAGGTCTTACGAATACTCGCTTGTCATTTATCTCCGATATGTTTACCTTTAAGTCTCCACCACCTGCGTCATATACTACTCTTAAAACACATAATACAATACTTTGCTCGTTATCTGTAGAAGAAGGATTGTTCAAAAAAGCACTTGGTGTCACAGGGTAGTTGTTAGTACCAGTAGTAATAGCAGAACCTACTTCCATTTTTACATGATTTACTGATGAATCAGCCGCTAAGTATACTACTACTACGGCTTCTTGACCCGATGTTAAAGCGGTGTTGCTTCCTTCTGTATCTGCCGCAGTAATAGTATATGTTGTACTATTACCGAAACCACCTGCAAAGGTGTATACTAATCCATCTAATATCGCAGTACCACCTGCAACAGTAAAAGTATTAGCACCTGTTCTTTCACATATACCCGGTAAATTCTCCGGTTGCAATCTTGTACCCGCACCTTTAGCGGTATCTTCTTCTAAGATGATACCATTACCATGTACCCCTTCAAGGAGATTTGTAAGAGTGGCAGATGTGATATGGTCACCATCGGTTAAACCATCTACAGGTTGTGCCGTTCCACTAAGTGTCATGTTATGATTTGTATGCCCCGATATTGGATTTCCTGTCATTATACCACCTCTATGCTAATTTCTACTTTAACTTCATTCTGTGTAGTTTTTACTATGGGTCTAGTATTATATCTACCTATTAAATAAAACTGTCCTACTGCATTAGTACCTAATAATACTACTTCTTTTATCGTATCTGTAAAACTTTCATTGATAGGTAGCGATGCTTCTATCAGTAGTGTTGTTTCATCTATTTGGGTTACTATAGGAGTTAAAGTAATTGCAGGTCTACCAGCACTACCGTCATCATTTGTAGCAGGTGTACCATCAAAACCGAGTACCATAGAAGTAATACTTGTTTTAATAGTATTTAACAAAGTATTTTTTAAAGCATTTGAGATAGCCATGTGTATTCCTCTTAAACTTCTTGTGATTTATTCATACCTATAGGTAAACCACTCTTCCCTATTAGTCCTCTAGTGTTATTTCCTTTAACACCTCCTATAAGAAAAGCCGTAGTATCAACCCCTCTTTGTGTGACTCTTACTATTGTTCTAACTTGTAATCTACCGAACATAGATATATTTTCTTTAATATTCTGTATAAAAGTAGAAGGATTTGTTTGATTATCTTCCATAGTCATACTTTCATTAATCCCTTGTAGTACTCCTTCAAGACCTGTATCAACAGTTAATAATACTATATCGGATTTCTTTTCTATAGGATAATGAGTAATTTCTGTAATGACATGTTGAGTACCCCCGTAATCTACTGTCATACCGGGTCTTAATTCTGTCACATTGATTTGTCCTTCACTAACTATAGTACCGCTTTCTAAATTATTAGAACGGAGTATTTGTCTACCAACTCTTCTTGCTGCATTAGAATTATTTACAGTAGCATCTAATATAGTTTCACCTTCTATAACTTCACCATTAGTACCGCTTTGTCTTTCAGTGTCATTTAAAGTCACTATTACAGAATCATTAAGTGCGATAGGTATACCTTTGATAGTTATTCTGTTTGGGATATTTTCTATTTTATCAGTTGAGTTTAAACCTGTTTTTAAATTAGGGTCTATCACTTTATTAGATTCACTAAATGATATTGGTACATATAACATATTACCGAATCTATCTAGCATAACCATACGAGTATCATGTCTACCTAAAAATCTTAATGCCGTCATGATATTTACATTGTTAAAATCTTTAGCAACAAAACGCATAGAATGTTTTCTATCTGTTTTATTTTTAATGTTATTTTTAGATATATTTACACTTGTCAAACTGCTATTAGTAATACTCTCTCCTATTCTAATAGCCGTATCAGTAGTTCTAAGTCCTACATCTATCATTTGCCCTAATCTAATTTCTTTATCTGTGAATCCAATGTCTGTTAAAGATTTATTTTTCATGTTTGGTAAATTAATTATATTACCATCTATAGTTGAAGGGATTAATCTTTGTGATGGATTGTTAGCATTGTACAATAATTTAGGTTTATTAGAGTTAGAAATAATTTCATCGTTAAAGAATGGTACTAAAGTACTTGTATGTCCATCTGTACTTTTGTGATTTATTTGTAAATATGATTCTCCTTCAATTATTGAATATGTAGTGTCCGGCATAATTTGAAATGAAAAATTCCCTTCATACTCTATTTTGAAAGGTATGACTTGATTATCATTATTTTTACTCACTTGTCCAATATATACTCCGTTATCTACGAATGACGGTTTGCGTACACGATTCAAAATAGTAGAGAATGTTTCGGCTCTACCATCATTAGTATTTTTAATTAAACGCCCCATCTAATCACTCTCCTGTATGGTCGCCTTTATTATAAGATACATCGTTTTTATGACCCTTCGGGTGTAATGATTGGCTAAATCTTGGTTGTACTGTAAAGTCTTTTCTTGTAATTTTATTTTCCCCTTCAACTTCACTTCTTCTTCTGTTAGCATCTGCTCTATAGTGTTGTAAAGTATTTTCACTAATTAGTATTCTGTTTACTTTATTGTTTAATGATGGAAGTTTATATGTTGAATCTGTATATTTTATTTCTGTAGGATTAAATATAGTTAATGTATCATTAGTACTAGAATATATTTGTTGGTGTACACCATCAACAGTTGCATTATAAGTTATAGGTGCATAAGGTGGGTTAGTATCGGGGTTAGTTGCTCTAATATAATATCCTTCGGATGCTCTCGCATTAGGCATATTGTATGCAAATACACCATACTTACCACCAATACTTTGAGAAAAATAATTACCATTAATAGAACTGTATTGAGGTGATGAGGAACTTAAAGTCATTCTTTCACCGATTTTAACTTGATGTTTATTAAGTACTCTAATTGGTCTAACTAAGAATGATATAGATTCATCTATTTTATTCGCATCTGTATTAAAAGAACCTGTGAAATAGGGATTAGATGATTTTACTTGAATTGGCACAGTTATGTTATATTTATTAGCAAGATAACCTTCTACCATAGTTATTTCTTTATCACTAAGATGCCTACCATATTGTATTATTTCAGCAATCTTACCTAACAATGGTGAAGAAGATGCACCTATCGTACCTATGCATTGTTGATTAGCAGTAGATTTGTAATAATTAGGAGTTAGTGTTGCTACTTGTGTACCATCAATTCTTAATGTCTGTGCGGTCACAGTTCCACCTGCACCATTACCACCATCAATAAACATAGTTATTAAATTAGGTTGATTTAAAGTTGCACTTCCTACTGCTGATATTGCTTGACCATAACTTCCATCTTGCCCTGCCCAAAACTCCCATTGATGACCCGCAGAACTACCGTCGCCTGTCATATCAGCAAATATGTTATATCCCGACCTTGCTACAGGAGTAGAACCTCTACTTTCAAAACCTACTTGGAAATCATCATTGTCATTAGTCACAGACATGACTATAAATTGAGTAAATTCATTAGTGTTTAAATTAGCATCAAAATTAAGAGTTAGTTGGTCGCCACCATCAAAACTTAAACATGGTCTACTATTGAATGTTGCATCGGAGGCTACAAATGTTGGTTTCTTTGAAGCAGTAGATTGTGTAAAATCTCTTCCTCCGCCGCTTTGGTCTTCCCATTCTGCAATACTATCACCGTCATTTAAATCTAAACTATCGGCTCTAAGCCAAAGTGCTAATCCGTGAGTCGGTACTAATGAACCCCAATCTCCTAATGTAATAAATGACATATAATTTCTCATTTCCATTATGTAAGAACCACCATAAGGTGAAAACATAGATGTATTACGGAAATTATACATAATACCCGCAGGGTCATGCACAAATGAACCTATTCTACTTGTATGACTTAGTATACCTCTTTGTCCTACATTTCTATCAGTATGTAAACTATATGCCACTGAATTTATAACAATATTATTCTTATCTATACCGTGAATATTTTCACCATCTAAACCTATTTTTGGACTACTCCTACTTATCATATCGTATACTGTATAATCTGCTTCTACACCACCAATGTCTCTATCACTTACTGTAGCCTCCGGTTTTAATAAACCGTCTTCACTTATGTTTAGTCTATTACTAATTCCTCTTGGAACTTCATCTGTACCCATGATATTATTGTTCGCTCTAATATACCCTTCACCCAAATTAGGTTCTGCCGTATTATGAGATAACACTAAACCTTTATTATTTTGAGTGTTAAATAAATCTAATTTACTAAAACTACCATCACTAAATGATGTTGGGTATCTTACACCTCTTCCATTACCAGCACTCCCTACTCTATTTGCGTGATACGGGAAAAAGAAATCCACAAGCATGTTTTTTCTATTTTCGCCTAATGGGTCATAATTACCTACTTGTGATGGTACTTTTTGATATGATTGTGGACCTGCTAAAGCGGTAGATGTACTTGATGATACTAAATAGCCCATATTTGTAGTGTCAAAGTCTATTACATTTTTAGTATTATAGTATTTATAACCATGATAAAAAGGAGTATATGGTCTATTACTTCCGTCTAAATTTGAGTTAGGGAAATGCTCATAAGCATCTTGAGCATCCCACGCAGGTCTTATACCAAATCCACGAACAGGCATCCTCCTAACATCTTCACCACGAGTATTACCCCACCAATCTACAAGATAGTATTGTGAAGCAGTTGCCACATCGTATATACCCTTACCGAAACTATCTCCCCACCATTCTCTTCTTACGGTTGGATTTAATAATTTATTAATTAGTTCATCTTCTGCCATATGAGATACATTTCTTAGTGTTCTTACAGGACAACCAAATGGTCTTGTCATACGCATACCGTCTGCATATCTTGTTTGAGTACCAAATATTTCATCGTTAAGCATACCTTGAAAATTAGTTTGTCTTTCTAATATACCTGTATATACATCACTTATATTACCACTTGTAGGTGAAGACTTTCCACCGGCATATGTCCAAGTGTTGTTATTTCTATCAATTTGTACTAATGGTCCGTGTTGATATTCGGATAAAGCGTTTGTAGCGGTCACACCGGCCTCAATGTACGCTCTCATACCATACATAGCCCATTGAGGTTTGTTGTATGGTTGTCGTAGTCCAAATCTATATCCGAATGGTCTTGGTCTTACATTAGGGAAGGCTTGATTACCGGCAGTATAACTATCCCAAGTCGCCATAACTGTATCGTAATCAGTATTACTTACACCTGTAGTAGCATCATAAGAGCCATCATCTCCTAAATCTTGCCAAAGAATCCCATTGTTATTACTCGATATAGAATATCCATATTGCGTAGGTAAATGCCACGAAGCACTCACATAACCATATCCGTCAAGTCTACTTACTAATGGTCCACCTTTGCTACCACTAGGCCAAAAGTTGTTTAACATAGCAGAAACAATACTTGTTCTATTAGCAAAACTACCCGGAGTACCTGCTTGGGGCACATATGGATTTCCTTCTGCATCTCTCTTAGTTGCTACTGTAGCAGAAGAGGCAGGTGAACCATCTCCGCCAACCATTACTGTGCTTCCTACTTTTATTGTAGTAGGAGTATTTTCAAATACTGTTATAGTAGTTCCATTACTCGTAGTTCCGGTAGTATCTACTGTATATATTCTTCCATCTACACTTATCTTAGTTCCACCGGCTATAGTAAAACTAGCATTTGTCACAATAGTATTAGTGCCATGACTTGCTACTTTACGCTCGGTAGCGTTAGTAGAATCCGGCGGCATAGGAGTTTCTATGTGTAGTGCAAAAGGACCAAGACTTGCATAGTATGTACTGTCATGATAATGTATTGTTTCATAATGCTCCGGCATATGATTTACAGGTGTAGTAGATGTAGATGAACCTGTATTAGCATACTCATCCCCTTCATATGCTTTAGCATTTGGTCTACCCAAATTAGGCGACCAAAGACAAATATACGCATCGGGTACATGAAGACTGTTTGTATCTCTACTACCTTGAAGTGTTTGTGGTAAAGTTCTTGTAATCATACTTCTTTCCGAATCGGTGAAAATTTCAACCGCATCTCTATTTATATCATTTTGTTTTGATAAACGGATAACTGTACCGGCAACTAAATTATTTGTAAAATCTGCCTGTGCGCCCGTAAGTGTGATGAGTTTAGGTTTGTTCATATTGGTAGCGTCAAAACCACTTCTTGAAGTCCAAGTAGCAGTACGCCTTACGCCGTCAGCATCAATGAAATATAATACCTCACCGTACAATGGTTCTATTGGGAATCCGCTTGCATCATCTACTGTCAGTACAGTTGAAGTATTACTTACTAATGTACAATGAGGATTTAGACTAATGTTTCTCAATACTGAATCATAGATGTTAGGGTGTAGACTTGGATAACCTGCGAGTGTAAGTTGTGCGCCTATGCTACCCGCATTTGCTCTTATGAATAAGTAATAATTATCTAATCTATGATGGGTTAAAAATCGGAAACCTCTTGCACTTGTACTACCTGTAATTGTAGTAGGTTTAGATGGGTGTACTATAGACCACCACGGTATGTTAGTAGTCATACCCGGTGTGGAGTCTACAAACATTTGAGGATGATATGGTAATGATTGGCGAGTAAATGCGGGTGCTTCTGTACCCTGTACTCCAAATGGATTAAATGTCATCAAAGGAGGTATGTTAGTAAATTGACTACCTGCATCGGGGTCATGGTCTAACATAACTTCATTAATCATAATTTCACAACCTCTTACATCTGCCATAGTAGCATTAGCAAGTATGAGTGCCATACCACCTGTAGTAGTATCTAATTCACGAATACCTACAACTGTAGCAGTTTGTTGGCTTGTGAAACCTACATTACTTCCATCCGGCATATTGTTAGCCGGACCATTTTCATGATAACCCATAAGTTGGCTTGAAAATACATTAGGTTGAATTATTATTTGATATGCACCTACTATACTTGGGTCGGGGAAATGATTGTTAAAGGTGTATCTAGCGTTTGCTCTTAGAACAATAGTATGTCCACCTGCTTTATTAATTGCACCTGCCTCTCCATGAGATGCTAATACTCCATATCCGTCATGTTTAATTTTACTTTCAAACATAAGTGTAAATGCTCCACCGTGTATGTCACTTGGTCCACTAGGAGTAGCGGTCATACTACTAATAACTAGCAACGGGTCATATACTGCTAATTGGTCTTTTATGCTTGCAGATAAAGTATCTCCGGGATTTAAAATTATATCTTCTAATAATGCTTTTTCTTTAATTGTTAAAGTAGCAGAAGTACATGCTTTGTGTTTATGATATAATCCTTGATAAGCAGGGTGCGCCCAATGACCCGGCATTACGGCCATAGTAGCATTTACAAAGTGATGACCCATTCTAGGCATAGCCATAGGTGATAAATTATTATGAGCAAATTGTTCATAGTATGGTAATCTCGTTCCTACACTAGCAGTTGTTCCATATGGAACTAATCTATGTGATAAAAGTTGATTGTTAGCATCGGGGCTATTACCGCTAACTTCGGCATGGTCACGGATTCTTCTTGCGGCGAATATTCTTGTAGTACCTGCCGGTATAGGATATGCCGGATTAATAGTTATAGTGTTTGGAGAATCGTAAGCAGGTCCACTAACATTCATTTTTGCTTGAGTAATTTGAATGACTTCATTTACAGTAAGACCTATAACTTCATCATCAGTCAAATCAAAAAGAATTTGTAAAGCAGAAATTTTATCATCATATTCTTGTATAGTAAATACTGTTGTAGATGCCGGTTTTATGAGTAATAAAGCAGATTTATTTAAATTAGAATTTTTAATATTAACATAAAAGTTAGTAGAATGAGTTTCAAATGGTGAATTATGTAGTTTTTGAATATTAGTAGGTGTATCAGTTATATCATATGTGACACCCTTCCATACTTTGTAATTCAATGCAGAATTTAATATTAAGTTAAATCCATCCGACATGGCTATTGTTAAGTTGTTTTCTACTACACCATTAGTATGAGTATACTGAATAGGTAGTCTTTCACTACTACCTAAATTATTTTTTGTAATGTGGAAATATAAACTTCTATCGTGAGGTTTGTATGAAGTATTTATAGGGTTATTTTTTGTATTATTGACCCATCCCGATTTAGTACTATCGGGGAATTTAATATCACCGTGTAAATCTTGACTAATATGTTCCCATCCGTAATCATCATATGTAGGTCCGAGTTTTGGTCCTTCATTGATATTATTTGAAAGACCGCCTAACTTAGCAAAATTTTCATCAAATAATTCACCTGCACCATTATGACCTTGATAAGAAGGTCTTGTAATACCACCACTTCCAAGAGTCTCATGTTGATATGCCTGTATTCTATCAAAGCCCGACCTAACTAATATATTTCCGGGTATAGAATTAGCATCGGGTAATTGAATTTCTAAATTAGGTTCTACACCGTAGTATTTCATATCTTGTGTAGGAGTATCGTCATGTCCATCATTAGCCGCTACCGCAGGTGCTAAACCTTCACTTATTCTATCGGAGATTTTTCTAAATCCTCTTATGATAGTTCCAAACGGTGAACCGCCTTCTACAGTGTGTATTTGTCCTGTATCGTCTTCTACACTAATAGATTTAAATTGTATTTCTTCATTAGGAATAATTAAAACATTTCTCAATTCATCGGGATTTTTAGTAGCCATTTGAGGGTGCATAAGTTCTTGTGCTTGTATAATAGGAAACATAGCACTATTTGTAGTTTCAAAGGTAAAACGATTATTACCAAATATTGTTTCTCCTGTTGTATACGGTACATTGTTTTTAACACGAGTAATTGTAGGAACTGCACCTAAGCCTCTTTTATTTACAGAAGGTAAACTTAAATTTCCTCCATCCATTCTTTTCCAAACAATATTTTCTACTGTGAAATTTTTAGAAGGAGAATTTCTAGCCATAGCAAAAGCGTTAGTATCTCCAACCCAACTGTCGTCTTGAGCGTATATATCGAAACTTGTTTCCCTATGATTTGTTGAAAACTTACTTTTAGTGTGATTTTTTAATCCTTCTAATAAGTCTAAATTTAAAGATGCGGGGCTTATATCAATATCTTGGATTAAATCACCTGTAGGATTTAGACAAGGTGTAGCATTTGAAACTCTATTATCACCAAGTACCATAAAAGTGATTTGTGTATTATTTACAGTTGCAGTGGCTTGATTAGATATATACACAATTTCATCATCTGCATCTACTCTAACTACTTTTGTATCTGCGGGTAAATTTGCATGTATGACATACATACCTGCAAAAATTATCCCTTGATTTGCTCTATCAATTAGTACTTCAACACTATTATTTTGTAATGAACCTGTCACACTGTCACTCCATGTTTGTGCTAATGCGGGTAATTCATCATGGACACCGTATGTAGGAAATGAATCTGTTTCAAGTGGTATCTTTAGATGCGGTGTAATTAATGCTTCTACATGTGGACCGGCGTTTGCGGGTGCGGTAAATCTATCATACCCATGTATTCTTTCATCCCATCTTGTAGTACCGGCATAAGTAATGGCAGTAGCGGCGGCAGTACCGGCTTTAGTTGCAGATACTACTGATAACCAATCTCCTGTACCTGTAATACCATCCCTGTCATACTTTGCTACTAAAGGTAATTCACTTTCATAACTAACAACAAGGAAAGCACGACTGTAAACACCCTCAAACGAATTAAGAGCATCTAATGTATTATCGTCACTTTCTGCTTTTTCTGTTATAAGTGAAGTACTATCTTGATTTAAAAATCTACCATATGGACTTCCTTCTGTATTGTTGTAAATGTAATTTGTATACCAACTATCATTAGTACCTAACCCCATATTCCATTCATAAGGTACTTGAATAGAAGTACTCGCATTATTAGCCCTACCGTTAATTCTTGGGCTTGCTTCGGGGCTATGAGGCATTGGGCGTATATGTGGGAAATGTCCTAATCCACCCATACAAGAGTTAGATGAACCGTATGGTGAGAAACCTAACTTTTGATACCAAGCACCTAAACCTGCGGCGTATAATTTAGTTCCACTTACAGTTTCAACTTCTAAAGAATTTAGATATGAATATCTTTCTCCCGCCCAACCTACTGCACCTACAGGTCTTGTTCTGTCTATTGCATCTACAAGACCGCTAAAGTGTACCTGTGTCATGTGGTCACGAGTTGCCTCATTTTCATTGTTGAAACGATGTACACCGGCTTTACTCCATACAAATATCTTTTCAGTGTGTACTATATTTTTAGTACCCGAACCATTTACTGTAACTGCTACATTACCTACCAAACTAATTTTTGCTGCGGTGGTAATAGGAGGGAATGATATTCCCGATGCGCTTTGACATTTATTATAAAAAGAATACCCATCTTCAAAGAAAGGTAAACCACTTATTCTATTTGGTGCAAGATAAAATCTTACTCTATAATTACCTGCTGAATGAAGATATACTTCACGAGAATGATAAGGTGCAAAGGCGGGTACTTGACCCATAGTACCTCCACCTGCTGCAAAGAAATCCCTACCACCTGCGTCTGTTCTTATCCAACCACAAGCAGGTAATTGTTCTAACACACTTTGAGCATTTCCACTTATTGATGCCGTGACTGAAACTATTAAATCACCGGCATTAATATGGGAATGAGTACCATCTCCGAAATATTCTCCGTGATTGAATGGGAAATTACCAATTCCGAAACCATCAAGAATATCATCACCATCTATTTCATAAGATTGGAATGTTAATTCAGCCCAACCGTACCTATCTTGACGATTTGCATTACCCATAGATGGCATAAATGTACCACCAAGAGCCTTTAGTGCGCCTTTACCCGGATTCTCATTAATTGCTTGACCGATGATAGTCGCTAACTCTTCTCCATTTTGACACCTTGTAGCATCAACAATTATACAATCTTCATTGACTGTAGGAGTATTACCATTTACTTCATTATATGTATATGTAAGTCTACCCCTATCACTTACTCCAATTACTATTTTAGATGATACACGGAAAGCAGTAGGGTGTACAGGTGTACTTCCCCATTTAGTGACAAAAGTATTTGAAGTGTGATTTTTAGGATTTGCTGCTACTTGATTATCTAACCAATGTCCACCCGGATGATAACCCCCATCCATGTGCCATGTCATATCAGCAGACATAGCAATACCAAAGTATGTCATAGCGGAATGTTTGTATGGGTGCGCTTTGAGATATTCACTTGAATTTTCCTCAATTATTTTACCACTTCTTGGGTTATTAAAATGCTCACCATAATGATAACCATGTTCGGGTCTTTGTTCTAACTTACCTTTGTTGGGTACACCCGCAGGTGGTGACCAATTCATGGCTTGTGTAGAAGGTACGGCGTAATGATATGCGTTTCTTGCCGCTTGGAATGCTTTAGTAGGTGGAGCAAATACATTTGCATCATTAGTTAAAGCATTAGGTAAATTCATATTATAAGGAACTTTACTCCATGTATTACCTACAGTCACCACAGTACCCGGATGGGGTTCTTGTGTTGTAGTAGGGAATGTTCCACCACCGATATTTGAAGTACTTTCCGAAAATGGTATTGATTGACCCGGACCATATATTAAATACATAGTTTTATTTTCTACATTAGGTTTACCTGTATGAGTAGTTGCACCTGCGTTTTGATAGTCTTCATATCTTGCAGTAGGATGAGCAAATTGTAATACTAATGGTGTAGGTTTTTGTCTTACAACACCTGCTGAATATTTACTATTCACCCAAGAAGCGTTATTAGTATTTGCTTCTAACATTCCAGCGTGTACATCGGGGCTTAGAATATTATTCTTATTGAAAACAGGGGAGTTTAATGACCCTCTATTTTGATTTACTAACGCTGCACCGGGGAAGAAAGCAAAGAGCGCATTACAATCTAATGTAGCAAATGATGTACTTATTTCATTTGCATTTTGAATACCTGCCGTACCCGTAGGTCCATTTGAATAAGGATGAGTATAGAATGTTGAGTAATCATTTTTAGTACCATCGTTAATATCTACTGTCACACCTGTAAAACCACCACCGAAGTAAAGTGGTACGCTATGGTCTACGCTATCTTTAGCACCTCTAAAGTAAACTATAGGCTCGGAGTCTACGCTACCGTGGAATCTTCTTCCGTTAATTTGGTGATTAGGGTTTCTTGTCATCATAACTTTTGTATCAGCAAAAGATTTTTCATCAAACAATTTTATAAACTCTTCATTTTGTACTATCGGTAAAAGATTTGTACCATCACTTCTAAATACTGCCGATTTATCTTTACCAATGTAAAAAGTACCTCTTTCCCCTACAGATTTGAAACGAGCAAATTGTGTTTTATCATCAAGAGATTGAGGTACTAATGTAGCATGTAATCTTTGGTCGTGGGTAAATACAAAATCTGTAGAAATAGAAGCATTAGATATATTACTAACTCGTATCATCGCTACTTCTTTACCATCTTCAACAGGTAATACTCTTATGTAGTCTTCATCTACAAAGTTTTTACCTCTATCAATTATAGTAGCGGCAGTTATACCACCTAATGGTGTAATAGAAGTAGGCATAATTTTTGCCCCTTCACCGGAACTTACACTCGCTACAGTAAATTTCATAGCAGTACCACTACCCGTAGGATTACCTACATCAAGTGTATTATTGTTTTCTATATGTAAAGCATCACCCACTACATACCCCTCTCCAAAGTCTAATTTATATGCAGTAAAATTAGAAGCAGTACCAATTTCTGCGGGTACATTATTACTAGGGAGATTTAATTTCATACCCTTACCCGAACCACCAAACACGGTATAAACACCGGCAGTTGTAAATCCACTACCTGCTTGAGTAGCATTATTAGCACTTAGTACTGCACCTTTTTTACCTGTAGAATAAATAGTATTTTTAGCAAATCCTGTACCTGCTACTGAATTATTACCACTAGGTGAACCTGTAAGAAATTCTTGAATAGTGGCTATACTACCTTTTCTTCTAATATCAGTATTAGCACCAAAACTCAATTCATTTATACAAGGTATAATGTGGTCGCCTCTACTTCTAGTATAATCTACTCCCTTCAAATTCTTAGCCCAAACAGAAGTATCAATAGGTGAATTAGTAGAATCTACAAGCACAGGAGTAGGAGTATTGGCATGGAATCCACGACCTTTAGACTCTATCTGTAATACAGTCTTAGGTACATAACCACAGAATACTTGTTTATTAAGTAATAAATCGGCATCACTAAGTGGTTTATTATCAGCATTAGTGCTGAAAATTTGTCCACCTAAAGACCCACTAACGCTTGTCACAACTAAAGTACAACCATCATTACCATTACTACCGAAAGGTTGTTGTACTAAATCTATTTCATCTCCTACACGGAAACCTTGACCACCATTTACTATTACAACACCTGTGACACCACCACCACCGTCTACTGATGAAATATCTATTGCGCCTATATCATCAGTACTACTACTACCAAAAAATCCACTACTTCCAGCACCCATGCTCGCTACAACATTTTCACCACCACCCGTACTTATAAAATACGAGCCACCTGTAGTTTTAATTGATAATCCGGTTATAGTACCACCTTGATTAAATGAACTGTATAAACCGTATTCAGCATGTGCAGATTCAATTCCTTTATCTTCGTGTCTTGTAGCACTAAACATTGTAGAAGGTGGAATTAATTTATCGTTATTTGGATTAAACGCTCTTAATTTAATTGCATCGGGGCTTACTCCCCATTCCCCTAATGTACGCCCATCGGCGGCGAGCATACTTGTACAATCAAATGATACTCCTTCTTCTATGTTTACATCAACTAAATTTATTGCCGCTTCTGTAGCCGCCGCCATTACTTCATCAGTGAGTAATGTAGTCCAATTCATACGAGATGAAATCAAAACATAAGCCCATTCACCTGTACTGTTAGGGTGTGCATTAACAGTATCGGTTATACCTGTACTTGTAGATACTGTACCCGTACCCGCTACTGTATGAGAAGCAGTAAAAGCACTACCTTTAATTCCATAGAATACATGCGTTCTTGATAAATGCCCATTTTCTTGTGTACGAGTTGTATATGATAATGTATTACCTAAACTACCTTTAGCAGTAGTGCCGGTAAATGTATCATTAATTTGTATAATTCCGTTTTCTTTTGGAAATCCTAAATACCCTAGTATATCTTCAACACTTTCTAATCCTTTGCCGGAATAAGCACTTTCATAAATACTACTACTGTAAAACTTAACAGTTAAAGTATCTGTTGTAGACTCCCACTTTACAGATGCGTTAATCAAAGAATCGGGCGCATATACACCTCTCCAACGGTTGCCTTTGTAATTTACTTTAGACAATACCGATGTATCTGTGATTTGTCCTGTAGCATCTCCTTTACCTACTATGTGGTTTCCTAATGAAAATCCACCTTGTGAAACATCTCTATCATTAAAGAAGACACCTATCTCATTATCTAAAGAATTAGGAATTAAAGTATTATCATTGGTAAAGTTATCCCCTAATTTCTTATAGACAAATCTAATACCGTATGATTTACCTCTATGGTCTGTAAATCTAAAACCGTATAAATCATCTGTTCCTATCTTACCGGATTTAATTTGCGCCCCATCAATATAACCACCATAAGTATGAGTAAGGCTACCGTATAAACTATCAAATGTGTTATCTCCTTTAACTCCACAACCAAATTTACCTACAATTGGGGAGAAGCCGGGTACACCTGTCGCTACTAAACCACCAAAATTTATTCTTCCAACAGGTTTAGTACCAATTCTTAATCCCTCTACAAGTGTCAATGACTGACTTTGAGATTCAAATGATTCATCAAAAATAGTATTACTAAAAGCACCACTACCTACATGTGATGATAATACTCTTGCTTTTTCATCATCATTTAATCTTGAAATATAATCATGATTGCTTTTTACATCATCTATACTATTTTCCGAATTAATCATTTCTCTTAGTGTGGTAATAGGTGCAAATGGCCTACCATGTTTGTTTAACGGCATAGGCGCAGGGTGCATATTTTCACCCATAGTTTCATCTTGCTGACACCAAAAGTTTCTAAATCGGCCACCATGACCTACTAAAAATTGCGGTTGATAAGGTGATTGACCTTTACTATTGTCTAACCAAGCACAGAAATTACGACCACTTGCACCCGGTACTGTCGAATGAATAACTACAGTAAATCCTTCAACTCCGTTTATATCTTCGATAACCCTTCCTATATGCGCTCTAAGATAACCCATATGACTACCTCTATCTTGAGTGGCAGTAGCGTGTTCAAGTGACCAAAACGGCGCAGGGTCGTGGGTAGAACCTGTGGCCGCAAAATCAGCATTTACATGTGCGCTTGCAGGGTCTTTGTTAGGATTATTTACATCTTCCCTAACACCGATTCTTGTAAGGTCCATTCTTTCACTTTCACCGGGATATTGATGAGAAGGTCTACGAGCATGAGTTCTACCGTTCTTAGCCGCACCTTGATTCACCATACGGACAATTTCTCTTGCCGCCGCCTCAATATCTGTGACACCTTCTTTAACTCCTACTTCACCAAAGTCAATAGTTTGACGGCGTATATAATCCATTTTTGACCATTGGGGTAAATGTTGTAATCTACTTTCTTCATGATTTATCAAATTCAATTCTTCACCACGAATACCCTTTAGGCATAAGAAAGCGGAAATAACTCTTGTACCATCGGGTGTATCAAAGAAGGTGCTATTATCTTTGAATGTGAAAGTACTATACCCCTGCGCCCTTCTATGTGCTTTGAGTACTCTTACCATAGGAAGTATTCTCGTATCACCTTTATTCACTCTTAATTCATTATGTTTTTTATTAGCGTAAAAAGATGAATGAGTAGCAGGTTCAATACGAGGTAAAACGCTATCTGCGATATGGAAATTAGTACCTACTGATTCATGGTAAAGACCACTGTGTACTACATGTCCGTGTCCTTTACCCATGTAATGTTCATTTTCTATATTAGTAATCGGAGAACTACTAAATCCTTTCAATGGGTTTTCCATAATGAAATCATTAACAGGGTTTCCTGTAATAACACCATTCACTACACTACCAATAGGGTATAAATCGTTAGAAGTTTGATTTGCTATATTATGTGAATAAGCACTTTCAATAAATTTAGATTGTTGGGTACTTCTTATGTATCTATTTTCCGAAGGGAAACCGTTGGCTACATCTATTTGAGTTGTAAGATAATGAGGCGCACCACCGTTAATTTGAGTAAGTACATTATCTAATTGATAATAACCATCTTTAGTAGCGAGGTTTCTTGTGTGTCCAATTACGGGTGTAGAAGGGCTTGTTTGAACTTGCATGTGAATATCATGAAATGAAATAAATTCTCTATCGTGCGCTACATCGTATAACAAAACACGAGTATGTCCATCCGAAGCGAGATAAGGGTCAATATAGGCTATAGTAGGTGCTTGTGATGCTGATAACCCCATCGCTTCATAATTTAATTCAATTGTTTTATTGACATGTTGAACAAAATTGATAGCCGTTTCTAAACAAGAATCACCAATTAAAAAGTTTTCAAGAGGTATAGAGTCACGAGGTCTGTTTGTTAATTGTCCTTCGCCACCATTGAATGCTTTGTATACCTGTGCCTCATTAAATACACCACGGCTTTTAGCAAATAATCCCTCTACTGCGTGAGCATTATTCATAGTCATATTCATCCAAACAGTATCACCATTTCTTAATCCACCTGCCGCATATGGATTACACCATGATTTATTGAGTATAGCATCGGCATCATTAGCCATAACAGAATTTATTCCAATTCTTACTTTATCAGTAGCGGCTAATGCTACGGCATTGTTGGCGGCTAACTCTACAGTGGTGTTAGTTGCGTGACCTGTATGGAATCTCGAATGTACATAAGCAACTGTACCTACATAAGCGATAGTGCTTCCGCTTTCTTTGTATAACATATCACCGGGTCTTAAATTAAGTCCTATAGTATTAGCAATAGCGGAGCGAGTAGCACTAGCACAACTTATAGTTAATGTTGTAGTAGAAGTAGCAGATGTAGTTCCTACAAAATTCCATATTTCATTAGTAGTAGTAGGTCTAAATGTACTCACTATACCTTCATTAGATGTAATTTGCGCTATATTAGATAGAGCAAGATGGCTTCTGCCTACTTTTTCTAATTTAAATTCTACATCTTGAAGATTAGGTACTGTGACACCCGTACCAAATTGCACTATTATGGTATTATTATTAGTAGTGTTTAAAGAAAATTCACCATTAAATTGTGTTCCTAAATACAGAACTTCTATAGGCGTTGCAGAAAATACTTTACCTATAATTAGCAAGTCTCCTGTACCAACTACAGGGTTGCCGCTAACATCTAAAGTGTAGTTAGTATCAATGAAATGCTTTACATCATCTAATTCTAAAGCATATATTTGACCGGCTAATTGAGTACCTTGAATGATTTTCGCACTTGCTCTTTTTGTTTTAGTTCTCGGTGTATGAGGATTAGAAAGTGGACCGGCTTTGAACTCTACTGCACTTACATATTGTCGTAGTCCATAATCAAGATTACCACCTTGAGTTTGTACATTTGCAGTGTCATGATAATATGGCGACCTATTTTCATAATCGGATGATTGAGTAGTAATATCGGAGTTAATTGACTTAAGTGAAGGATTAGATACACCTACTGAAACTTTACAACCTACTACTAATTTTTCAAATAATTCTTCTGTATTAAAACCATGATAGCCACCATTACCAATTGTAGAAGGCTTGTTGTATATTTTTACATATCCATCTGTAATAGGGTCATTAGTGTAATAAGCCCAATCATCATCAATAAAGAATCTATGATTTGAAACTACATTCTTAAAATTATTCATATCTAATGGTCCTAAAGTATTAGGAAAGACATTTATATTCTCAACATATATTTTTAAATCATTTCCACTTTCAACTATTTGGGTAATAGATGTACTTGTAAAGTATTTTTTGCCTTCTACATTTTCACTATAAGCAGAATTAGCCTCTCTATCATTAGGTTGAATTTCTTCAACTCTTCTACCTACAGGTGTAGGATTCCATGTATGAGCAGTATATGTAGCATCTAAATGCACTTTCATACTGTTATCCGGTCCGGGGAATATACCGTCTGCTTGTTGGTCAAAAAATTGTTGAGGGAAAACGGGTATTTCTACCATCGCACGAGTGCTTGCATATTGAGTGCTTAGTTGATAATCATGTACTACATCATCTATACTTTGAAATAATCTATCATTTACTGTACTCCCATCATCACATAAATTCTCATAACTAAAATCAATATCATTAAAGATGTGCTCATTAACACTATGTGTACCTTTAGTTTGATTAGAAATTAAATCTACACCTAAACACCAATCATTAAAAGATGAAAATATATCACCACTACTAGAAATATATTTTCTTTCTGCAATAGCGTTTGCATCATCAAAAAAGAAACCTGCGGCTACTTTACCGGAGTATTCAGCATTAGCCCCATCGTTAAGAAAAATCCTACCTTTTTTCGGGAAAGCATATGTACCCCATGAGCGTATGTCTTCCGAGTCATTGTTTAAAGGTTGTACAGACATATTTTTTACTGTATCGAGTGTACATACTGATATAGCCCTTACTACACAATTCCTCCTTGTAGAACCCGGTAAACGCATTAACGGGCTTGGGTCATAAGTAGGTTTAGTGTTTATAGCACCTTGACCCGGACCACCTAATGTAATTGAAACTACAGGAGCATTAGGTTCTATTTCTTGTACTACATGAGAGTTAGGTGAACCGCTACCCATCAATGAAACTGTTTCATTTATCGCTTCTTCTACAATTCCTGTAGCAGTGACTTGAGTAATTACACTATTACTTTCACTGTCATTTATTTGTTTAACCGAGCGTATTCTTGTTCTACTTGCTAAGAAATATAAAGATATTAAATTAGGTGTTTTACCTTTTTCTATCCCATTACGAAGTTTTGCTAATTGATTAGTTCTAGTTTTCTTAGATGGTTGAATATAAATTCTTGCTGATACACTAGAAGTATTAACATATACATTATCTATAATATCGAACATTTCAAATATCGGGCTACCTTGATTAACACCGCCTTTATCAAAAGTAGCAGTAGCGGTGTTTATTGTTTCAGCGCCCATTTTGAATTGTGTATTCCCTAAATCTGTTAATGTTGTAATAGAATCTACAGAAGTAGGTTCGATACATAACTTATGATACACAGACGGATGAGTACTTTTATTGTGAGAACTTGTAATAACTTGTGGTGTTGTTGCAGGTTGAGCATTTGAATCACTAGATGGTGTATATCCAGCAGTAAAATCTTCTTTTCTTGGTGTAAAATCAAAATTTAATTCAATGTCATATTCAGCACCACCAGTATTATCACCAATTAAACTGTTAGTTTCTGTAAAATATTCACCCATATTAGATACAGGATTTGCGAGTTCAATATAACCTCCGGGTGAATATATTGTAGTATCTTTGTTTGCATCTGCTATATCTGCTTTAATTACATCTAATACTGTAGTTGTACCAGTAAGTGTTAAACTACCTTTTGGTACAGTTTTTTCTACCATCAACATAGGAGTAGGATTAGTAGATTGTGCTTGCATAGAGTCACCCGTTAAATCTATAGCATTGTAATGAATTTCTACATAAGGTGCGAGATTATGTGTAGATTTTAAAGTTGGAACATGGAGAAGTGCTACTCTACTTTCAGTTTCCGGTTTTAGATGATAATATCTTTCACTTTGATTTAAACTACTTCTATCTAATACTTGAGGAATTGGACCTTTTAACATAAATGGTTTATGGTCATCAACAGTAATAGCGATTATTTCTTCTTTAGATGGTATTAAACCGTTTGTAAATACTGTACCTGCGTTAGCGTTATTTATTATACTCGTGATAGGGGCTTGAGAATTTTCATTATAAAAGTCTGCAAGTTGATTTTTAATAAATAATTTATCTATCCCTTTAGCAATGTTAGCATAATCCATTTCTATTATATCTGCTGAACCCGATATTTTTTGGTCTATTTTCATTGAAGTAGGTCTTGGGTATCTTCTCATATATTCATGTCCTTCAATATGAGAAAATTTATGCCTACCACTGTGTCCAACTTGATATTTTTCATTAAGAGTAGTAGGCCATGTGACGGCAAATGGGTTTAAAGGGTGTGATATTGAAGTTGCCATTTGGGAAGAATATACTATACCATGTTGAGCATTTATAGTTTCATCTAAAATCATTTGACCAGTTTTATCTATAATTTGAGTATTAAAATGTGGAGGTTGATATGGTTTACCTGTCACTAAATCTATTAATAAATCAGCAGGTACAACTACAAAGTAATCATCTACATCTTTAGTTCTTGAATGTAAAATACCTCGTAAACCTGTAGTAGCAAGAGTGAAATCGAGATGTATACTATTTACTGTGATTACTCCTGTAGCACCATTAATAGAAAGTATACGAAGTCTTTCGGGTGGACTATTGTTTGGTTTATGCGTATTTCTATTTATAGCACCCGGATTGATTATTATGTTATATGGTGTATGAGGAATAGGATTCACAGTAGGTGTATTAGGATTGTTATAATTATTATATGTAGCATAATTACCCATACTATAAGGTGATTCTGTGAAATTTATTGTAGTGTTTGTAGAATCGTATTGTTTACCTGTAAGTCTTTCAATCAATGCTTGAGCATCTGTAGCCGATATAGTAAGAGTAGTAGTTGTACCGTCTGTAGCGGCGGCATAAGGAGAAGCAGAATCACTACCCAAAGCAGTAATTGTATATGTTTCTTCAATTACATCTATAGGTTCTTCAAAACGATATAAAGCCGTAGTAGTAGTACCATTATCCATAGGTACATTAGGAGTTATAATTTGTTCATCAAAACGATTAGCAAAGTGAATAGATTCTACTACCCCTCTATAATCACCACCTTTACCCCCTACATATACATGAGCAGTAGAATCTGTCATCTTAGCATCTGTAGGTTTTGTTTGTGATACGAGAAGTTTTCCATTTACAAATAAACTAATATTTTTATTACTTACTGCACCCACAACATGATAAAGAGGTCTGTGATTAAAGTTTAAATTTGTAGCGTCGTTATAGTTAGTTAAGTCGTATCGGTTATATGAATCGTGTATACCGCTAAATTCTTGTTCGGGAAAAACTATTCCATCCCATCTAGTATTTACATCAGTAGCAGTAGAAAGTACAAATGGTTTTGTACCGTTTTTAGTGTCTAAATATACTGTAAATTTAGCAGGTCCGGGTGTATCTACAGTACCAATTTCTAATTTAAACTGTCTTTCCCTTTCAACAATTATCCCTCCACAATCGGGAATAACCCATGCTTCTATAGCAAACTCATTATCAAATTTACTATTAATTAAAGTAGTTTCATCTTTACCTTTTCCTGTTTTACTTAAAATATCCGATGGTGATGTTTTATTAACTATATTCATACCTGCACCAATAGAATGATTATCACCAAGTTTAGTAAAACGACCTTGAGGTATAAGTATAGAATCACTTACACCATCAAAAAAGAAAGCGTGGCTTGACCTACCTATTGCTACCACTTAATCACCTCATAAAATTATATTTGCAGGTGTAAACTGTATGTTGAATGTATATACAGGTTCACCGGCTATTTGAACAAATGTTGCCTTAGTGACAAATCCTTTAATAAAAGCCCTATCATCACCATCAAAAGGACTATCTACTTTAGTAGAAGCCGATACTGCATTTTCCACACTCTTAGTATTTACATTTTCAGACACACCCGTAGGCATAAAGAAATTTACAGGTTTATATTTTTGACCATCTTCGGCATTTATAGAAGAATTAAATGGTATTTGTATACCTGTAATATAATCACCTAGTTTAAGTGCCGCAGAAGCAGCACCTCCTATCAACGCTACTCCTGCACTCAAGCCCATAGGTATTGAATTGTTAAGTGTAGCATACAAAGACATTACTTTATCCCCCGCACTCATACCATGAAATACACCTTCTGCATTAGACCCTCCATCAAATGTATTAAATCTTGGCTTAAACACCCACGGCCAACCGGAAGCATTACCTGTAAATTTAGGTGTGTTAGTATCACCATCCGGTCCTACTACAGTTTGTGTTATTCTTACTGCTACATCACTTTCTCCGCTACTCGGAGAAGGCACTAAAGATGCGGAGTATTCATTGATAGGATTACTTAGTGTACCATCATTAATTAGTGCAACTAAATTTTTAGCCATTTGAGTAGCAGTTAAAGCAGTACCTACTTGAGATACAGTAAAAGTAGCATCTCCACCACCCCCGCTAATGGTGATTGTGTTTCCAACTGCAAAGTTTTTACCGGGGTGAGCAATCGTAAAACTTGTCACCGCACCACTATTTACACCTGTAATGTTTACTTTACAATTTGAACCTGCACCACCGGAAGTAGCAATATTATTTCCTATAGAATACCCGCTACCACCTGCCGCTAAATTAGCACCTTGAATACCAAATGTAGTGCCTATAGAAAATTGATATACTTCTACACCAAAAGATGTAGATTGACTATGTGATTCACTACTTTTAGTACCATATAGCGTTTTAACCGTTCCATCGGTGCTTTGTAGCATTATACCTGTACTTACACCTGTCAAATCATCAACAGTTCTATCCTGTAAAATAATCTCTATTTCATTATCATTGTCAAATCTTGTGTTTTCATTTATACTACTTCCCGTTTCTTCTTCTGCTCTTGAAAAATCTATAATTGAACTTGAAGCCGTGGGAGTACCTATATTAAATAAATCATCATCAGTAAATACACCTTCCATAAGTATAACCGCTTTAGATAAATTTAAATCTACACCAAGTCTAGTACTACCAAGAAGAGGTAAAGGCATAGCCATAGTACCCCTATCAACATCTAAAGTGAGTGTTGTGACGGGTAATTGAATAGTTTGACCATCGGCTCTAACAAACCTAACAGGAACATTAGTCATTAGAATCTCCCCCTATGTGTTGAGCCACCCATAGAACGGGCAAGTTCTTGCTGAATCATATTACCAATTTCACGAGCCAATGCTCTTTTATCAGTTCTATCTGTAATACCACCTGCATTAACTGTAATGTTGTAAGTTCCTCCCATACCTACACCACTTGGATTATTCTTCTTATTTAGAGGTATAACGGCCTCCGGTCCATCCTCACCAATCATAGCAAGAGTTGGTTTGTTTACTATACCACCTTTTGCTAACATAGGAATTTGTTTATCGCTTAAATCAATACCGAATTTTTTACCACCAATTTTAGGAATCCAACTAGGTATTTTAATTTTAAATTTAATTTTACTTAGTATTTTATTAATAACGGCAATTAGAAAATTAAAAGGCATTTTTATTATATCTACAAGACCACCAATTATTGATTTACCAATGTCTAGTATTCCACCAAATAATTTCTTCCACCATTTTAAAGTAAATACATCACTAATTTTAAATCCATCAAAAACACCCGTAATGGCATCTTTTACTTCTGTGACTGTATCAACAATTGCCCTAATAGGTTTTTCTAACGCATTAAAGATTTTATCTTTAACCCATCCTAAAGCATCACCAAATTTTTCTTTCATAATACTTAGACCATTACCAACCATACTAAAGAAACCCGCAATAGGTTGTACAACCCAAGAATCTATTTTTTCTGCAATCCAACTTAACATATCACCGAATTTATCTTTAGCAGTTCCTAAAGCACCACCTAACCATTCAAAGAAACCGGCAATAGGTTGTATTATCCAAGCATCAAACTTTTCTGCAATCCAACCTAACAAATCACCAAATTTTTCTTTAACATCACCCAAGAATCCCTTAAAACCTTCAAAGAAATCTTTTATGGGGTCTACTAAATACTTTACAATGAAATCTTTTATTGCCCCAAATACCTTACCTACTACTTGACCTATCATTTGGAATGCCGGACCTATACCGCTTACGATAGAGGACATAGAGGATAGTGTTGCTAATAGTGCCATCTAATCACTCCCAATCTAAAAATGAATAATCTAATCCTACCACTTCTCTATCCCCTGCTTTTGATTGTTGTTCTTGTTTTTTCTCTTCTTTTTCTTTCTCTTCGGCTATCGCCATCGCCCATTTTAGTGATTGTTTGAAAATAGGTAAAGGCATCTTATACACATCATGAAGTGATATGTTATAATGTCTTGCCACCGTGTATGCGAAGTACTCCGCTTGAAGTTCAATATCTTCTAATTCCTCAAAGGATTTTTTATTTAGAAATTTTTGAACATTCACTGATTCGGCTTTGTAAACCCCCCCTGCAAAGCCTCCGCAATTTCGTTAGGTTGAGGGAGAATTTTAGATATTTGTTCTCCTACATACCCACTTAGGGAAAGTAATTCATCTGTCGTTAAAGACGGGTTTGTTTCTGTTATCCAATTGGAAAAAGCGAACTTCCAATAGCCTTTCAAATTCATAGTCACATCGCCCTTGTCTATCATAAACATTTCTTGGGCGGCGGCTTGTATGTCAAGGAAAGATATATCCCTAATACACACTTCCATAACTAAACTTTCATCTTTAGGGTCTATCCCTATTTGATGTTTAGTTATATCATTCTTCTTCAATAATAGGCTCTTGTTGTTCACTATCTGTGGTTTCTTCATCTATTTCACTTCCATTGGATGCGGCTACCTCTTCGGTAGGGGCTTCCGGCTCTACATCGGGGGTCGCTTCTGCGAGGCCGTCAGTTTCACCTGTCTCGGTTGTTATCCCTTCATCATCTTGCTTCAATCGCAAAATGAGTTCTGCTTTAGTTCCATACACAGGGAGGTTTCTCTCTTTGCATAGTTCTTTTAATTCAATAACTTTAAGGGAATCATATTGCTGAATATCAGCAGGGAATGGGTTTACTACCTCTTCTTGTACAAGAGGGTTTATTTCTTCTTCTGTAGTTTCTACAGGTGGGTTGTCTAACTTATCTTGGACATAGGATTCTATGTCATATTTTTCCATAAGAGAAATCATTTCTTCACTAAACTTTACACCATTCATTTCACATACCCAACGGGCATAATTTAACGGTCCTAATTTACTAAATTTTATTACTGATGTTCTCATACTTTCACCTCAATATTTATGCAAAGTATCACGAGCAATAACCTTTACTGCTTTAGCCATGATTTTCATAGCGGATTTTACTACACCTTTGTCTTCCGGTATCTGTATAGGTGCTTCTGTGATGTAAAAGTCGTCAATAATTAACAACATCTTTTCACTTGCACCTGCCGCAGTACTACCAATACGGTTCTTTTCAAATTCAATAAGAACTCTATTAGCACCTGTACCATCTAAATTAGTGCTAAATTCTGCACCTGTCCTCATTTTGTGGAAGAATATAGGGTCATCAACTGCTATCTCCATAGTCATTTCATAAGTGGTTTGGCCTTCTACCATTAGGTTAGCATTACGAGAACCGGCAAATGGTACTTGGTCTGTTAAACCGCTACCTGCGGCTTGAGATGAACCTGCGATAGTGTGATGAGAAACTACTCCTGTAGTTCCTGTAAGAGTAAAAGTAAATACTTGAGCAACTTGTACACCGCCAAGTTGTACACTACCATTGTAAAACATAAATGGTTTTTGAGTTCCTACTCCTATACCGGAATTGATTCGCCCTTCATTAGTAGAAGCCGTATCATCAAACATACGGTGTGCGCCGTATCGTGTTAGTGGTGTTCCTTCTAAACGACCTGTATCTGTATAACAAAGTGCTGAATTAAAATTAACTGATAATTTAAGTGCGGCATCATTATCTACTGTCATAGAAAAGTCACTTACTTTACAACCCCTGTAAACACGAGTTAGTTCTTTAGTATCTCCTACTCCACCGTCTGTAGTAGAGTCATCGGAATCAATATCTCTTCTTCTTTGAGAAACTTCAATACAAAAAGACGGTAAAGTAGATTTAGAATATAATAAGTGCATTTTTGGATTAGTTATAGTACCATTGACAATTTTTACAGGATTTGTACCATCTTCACTTAAGTCTCTTACTTCTACAGGTCTACCTGTAGTATGATGAAAATTCAAAGGTTCATCAAGATAAAGTCTTGTACCATACATACCAATTACTCTTCTACACTCATGAGGATATGCTTTATCGAATTTTGCTAGAGTAAAAGTATTATCCCATCTACCGGCATCGGGTTCATGGTCACTAACAATAGATGTTTCATATACATCATCTCTTATCTCAATATAATCATAAACATTTATTCCGGTTACACTTGCTACATCAATATGACTTTGACCTACTGCGGTAGCCGCAGATAAAGTTGTAGCAACAGAACCTCCATCGGGTGAATAAATTAATTCATTACCAAGACAATACTTAAGCCATCTTGCCGTGTGCATATTTACTTCAAAAGAACCACCTTCGGTAATCATCTTACCCGGTACTTGTATTGAAGTATCTCTACCCAATCCAACTACATGAAATCTTTTCAAATCTACTTTAGTTTCCGGTAGTGTGATAGCCGATGCAATACCTAAAAATTGGTCTATTACACATCGCTCTTTACCACCATTACCTGCACCTGTAGAAGATTGTTCACTAAGATAATCTATTGGTGGTGTTTTGTAAGGAAGAATATGTAAAGCATTACTTGAATGTAAAGCACCACTACTTATCATAGCCGGAGTAATTTTTAATTCAACACCCTTATTTTCTACAATAGTAAATGTTTTACCACCTGTACCGGAGTTAGGTAAGTCAGCATCGGCCACTACAGTTCCCGTAGTTCCCTTTTCCCATATTACCTGTGAACCCACAAGCATATTATCGGGAAATCTTAATTTATGATTTGTATCAAATAAATCATCATTATTTTTACTTGAAAAAGTAATTGTAGTAATATCATCACTTGTAGCAAGTGTCATTGTCACATCTGTGCCTCTAATCACAAGACCTGTTTCGGGTGCAAAAGATACTTCTGCTATATCTCCTTTGTATACTGTACTTGGCATTTAAATCATCTCACGGTATTAGTTCTGCTAATATTACTACTTCTATTTGGAATGTCATTCGGAAAAGTTGCTTACTTCTGTCGCTTAAGTCGGTTCTTGTCTTGAATACGAGCCTGTCAAAATTTGT